GCGAACCCTCCAAGACCTCTGGGACGCAATCGCTCTGGCCATCGATGCCGTCACGCCGCAGGAGGCCAGAAACTACTTCACCGCTACAGGATACGATCCCGAATGATCCGAAAACGCTCTAGATAAGCGTCTTGATCGTCTCCCGCCTGGGAATGGCTGGCGACCACCTTAGCGAATCTGTCGGGTCCGCAGAGCGGGCAGGTAGCCTTAACCACCATTTGCGCGGGCTCGGGGACCTGTGCCTTCTGGTCCACCGCAGGATCATCTGCCCGCAAAGGGGTTTCTGGTTCCGCGACCTCCCATCCGCTCGCCGTCATCGACAAGAGCGTGCCGTCCTCCGACGTTGTGACAAGACCCTTGGCCTCCGCATGACCAATCAGTTGCTTGACGCCGCCTACGTCCGCCGCCCCAATCACGGCTGATAGAGCGTAGGTGTCGCTGATGTCGATCTCAGCGAAATGGTGTTCTCCTGCTTGGGTTTTCATCCAGTCCAGGAGGTTGTTCAACTGCTGGCTTGGGCTTGGAAGCGGGTGGGAGACGATCTCGTCCAGCATGGTCGAGTCTATATCCAGCCAATGCTCGTCGGAGGTCCGCGCACGCACGAAGTGGCTTGCACGGGCGATGGCGAGTGGGTCTTCCGCGAGGCGGCTTGGGAGCATGGCGGCCGCCGTACCGGTGATCTCGAACGGCCCACATTGAGAGCAGAGATACTGACGTGTGTCTCGACCGCGGCCTCGACCCCTCTCGGCTTGTCGCCCACAGATAATGCAACGATCTCTGGGACCGGCAATTCTCATATGACACCCCCCCTTCGTGGATGATGACCGATGGCCTCCGTCCCTGCAACCTCAGGGCGCAGAGGCCCGGTCCCGCGACCAGACGCGTCACGTCTTACCGCAACCCTCTTGATAAAGTAGTTCAAGGCTCGCAGGTTCGATCGCGTCAACGACATAGGGTTGTCGCATGACCGACCGATCGACTGCCGAGTTCGACCCAAACGACCCCGCTGCCGTGGAGCAGGCGGAACAGGCCGCGTGGGATCAACTCGAAGCGGCCGATGGGGCGGACGACGCCGGGGACCGGGACCGTGATGACGGCACCGGTGAGGCGGATGGCAACCAGCAAGACACTTCGGCGACTGACTCAGACGGTGATCGAGGCCCAGCCGCGGACCAGCAGGACGACCAAGGCCAGGCGTCCGATGGTGATGGCGGAGGAACTGGCGGTTCGGACCAGAACGGACAGCAAGCCGACCCGTGGGCTGATGCCCCGGAACACCTACGCGCTGAACGAGACGATCTTCTGAAGCGGGTTCGCGGCCAAGACGCCAAGATCCAGCGGATGTCCAGAGCGTTGAGCCAAGCCAATCAGCAGGGCCGAACCTCCCCGCGACAGACGGGCCAAGGGGGCGCGGCAGGCGACAAACCGGCGGGCTTTTCATCGGACAATTGGAAGCGACTCAAGGACGACTTTCCCGAGATCGCCGAAGGGTTCCAGGCCGAAATCGCCGCCCGTGACGCAGAGATCGCAGAACTGCGAGGCACGGTCGGAGGTCTGAGCCAAGCCGAGGCGGAACGGCAGGTCGAGGCCAACGAGAGATCGCTGGCCGAGGATCACGCCGACTTCGCCCAGGTGGTGGGATCGGCCGACTACGCGGCATGGGTTCAAGAGCAGCCCGAGGATATTCGGGCGATCATCGCGAAGAACGGTCAGTTCATCGTCGACCCCGCCGGCGCCAGTCGCGTCCTTACCCTCTACAAGGCAGATCGTCAGCGCCAGCGCACAGGTGAAACCGGAGCAGGGCCCGGAGCCGCCCCGACCGATCAAGGTCAGGGCACCGGAGAAAACCGCCCCGGCAACGGAAAGCGCGCACGCCAGATGGAATCCTCCGCTCCCGGTCCGCGTACGGGTGGCCCACGGGTCACCGATGGCCCGCCAGGCCCGAACGCCAGCGAGCAGGAAGCGTGGGATTACCTGGAGCGCCAGGAGCGCAAGAGAGCGTCCGCGTAGCGCTAGCCGGGGTCCGTTGAAGGACCCTGACGATGTCGAACGTCACATCCTACACCGCGGGCGGCAGCAACACGCCGCTCACCAACATGTACGCGGTGCGCCAGCTCCTCGAACATGCAATGCCGGTCATCGTTCTCGGCAAGTTCGGCGACATGAAGCCGATGCCGCAGAACAAGACCGAGACCATCGGCTTCCGCCGTCCGGTGCCGTTCCAGGCCGTGACGGTTCCCCTGCAGGAAGGCATCACTCCGGCGCCGACCCCGTTCCGCTATGAGGACGTCACTCAGGTCCTGGCGCAGTACGGCATGGTCGTCGAGGTCACCGACAAGGTCGAGGACCTGCACGAGAACAATGTCATCGCCGATGCGGCGGAGCAGGCCGGCGAGAACGTCGGCCGCACCCAGGAGGCCATCTGTAACGGCGTCCTGAAGGCCGGCACGAACGTCCACTACGCCAATGGTACGGCCCGGAACCAGGTCAACACGCCGGTCTCGCTGACCAAGCTGCGCGCGGTGGTCCGTGGTCTGGAGTCGCAGAAGTCCCGGAAGATGAGCCGCATGCTCGACGGCTCGAAGAACTTCCAGACCACGCCGATCGAAGCGTGCTGGCCGGTCTTCGGGCACACCGACCTGGAGCATGACATCCGGGAGATCCCGGGCTTCGTTCCGTGCGCGAAGTACGGCTCGCAGCAGAAGCTGCACGACTACGAGATTGGGGCGGTGGAGCACTTCCGCTTCATCCTGTCCCCGGACCTCGGTCCGATCGTCAGCGCGGGCGGGACCTACAACGGCTCCGGCACGGACATGGTGTCGACCAATCAGATCAACGCCGACATCTACCCGATGATCATCCCGGGCCGCGCGTCCTACGGGCACATCCCGTTGCGCGGCAAGGATGCGGCGAAGCCGTACATCATCCGCCCGAACACCCCCTCGAAGTCGGACCCGCTGGGTCAGCGCGGCTACATCGGCTTCAAGTTCTGGTACGCGTCGATCCGTCTCAACGAACTGTGGCTGGCGCGGCTTGAAGTCGCGGCGACCGACCTGTCGTAACCGGCAGCCGGCGGCTTTCGGGCTGCCGGCGCCATAGCAGAAGGAAAGAACATCATGCCTGTTGCATGTGGTTTCATTCACGGGACCGGTTCGGCACTCAACGTCTCGATCGGCTTCATCCCGGACAAGGTGGAGATCACCAACTGGACCGACGGCGACAAGGTCACCGTGGGAATCATGTACGAGGTGGTCGCCTTCACCTCTGGTTCGGTCGCCATCAAGGCGGGCGACGAGATCCGCGGGCTCACCAACACCGGCGTCGTCGGCACTGTGGACCAGGTCATCCTGGACAGCGGTTCCTGGGCCGGTGGCGATGCGGCCGGATGGCTGGTCTTCAAGTCCAAGGCCATCGTCGGCACCTTCGGTAGTGAGAACGCCGAGGTCAACGACAGCGGCAACAACGATCTCGCCGTCGCGGCCCAGGCCGAGAAAGGCGTCGACTACGACACCGAGGTTGCTGCCGCCACCGGGAACGCGGCCATCACGGCCTATCGCGGCGACGCCGATAACCGATACCCCCCGGGTTTCACGATCGGCTCAACGGTCAGCGAGGACGGCAAGCTGCTGTTCTGGGAGGCCATGGCCAGCGACCCGATCGCGATCGAGCCCGAGGTCGCCGGCAATACCCAGCGCGAGGCTGTGTGGTGATGAACCGGCGGGGCGGCTGATCGGTCGCCCTGCCCTCTTTCTAGGAGACCTGATCCATGACCACCTCCCTCTTTTCGCTGGAACGCCTGAAGCGGCTCGCCAACCTGGCGCGCCAAGGCAACTTCAAGGCGATCGGCGACGCCCTGCACGAGATGGGCGTTCATATCGGCGCGCTCTCGACGGCCGAGCTTAGCTGGCTCGACGGCATCACGGCGGGCACGGCGGCGGCGAGTAAGGCGCTGGTGCTCGATGCGTCGGCCAACCTGAACTTCGGCGCCGGCACGTTCACGCGCACCGGCCGCACGCGGATCCTGAACACCGACGGCAAAGCCGGAGCGACAGCCGGTTGGGCGGTCGGGGGTGGGGCCGTCAATACCGGGCTGCTGGCAACCCTGCCGGCGAGTCAGACCGGGTCCACTCTGGTTGTCCCGGTTCCGGGGCTGAAGGTCGGCGACACGATCACCGGCTTCCACCTGATCGGCCAGATCGAGTCCGCCGGCGGTGCTGTTACCCTGGATGCGGATCTGCGGAAACTGACCGCCGCCGCCGCTGACGTCGCCGACGCCAGCATTAACACCATGACGCAGATCAGCGTCACGGCGGATACGGCCATCACCTCCGCCAACTCCGCCGTCACCGGCCTGACGGAAGTCGTGGCCGCTGACGAGACCTTCTACCTGCTGCTGACCGGCACGACCGCGGCGTCCACGGACATCGCGTTGCAGGGCGTCGCCCTGACGGTCACCGAGTCCTGATGGAGGAGCCCATGCCCAAGAAGTCGCCGACTCTGATCCCGGTGTCCGATGCGTCGGACGCCCAGCTGATCGCCTACATCCGCGACACGCTCAACTTCCCGGTCGAGGGCACGCCGAGCCGCGCGAAGCTCATGGCCACGCTCGATATCGCCGGTTTCGACGAGGATCGCGAGATCGAGGTGGACCCGAAGCTCGGCGGTCCGCAGGAGGTCAAGGAAACCCGTGGGCCCGTGACGCACGATCGCAGGCGGGACGATGACGTCACCGACGGCGCCGACCCCAACGAACTGGTGACCATCATGGTCGCCAAGGAGAAGGGGAAGTTCGGCCAGATGCCGGTGCAGGTGATGCACAACGGCGTGCGCATCGACGTTCCCCGGGGCAAGGCGGTCAAGGTCAAGGCCAAGTTCGCCTGGGTGCTGCAGGACGCGGTGACCGTCGTCTACAACCCGCTCGAAGACGAACTCGGAGGCGTGGACGAGGGCGAGGAAGTGCCGTCCTACCCGGTCTCCTACTTCGGCACCGCCGCTGCGTGATCGGAGGCGGCGTTGGCGACCTTCCTGGAGATGTGCCGGGCCGTCCACCGTGAAAGCGGGACGACCACGAACTTCGAGACCCAGCCGCCGTCGGTGTTGGGCCAGACCGGCCGCAACGCCAAGGTCGTCTCCTGGGTTCGGAACGCGTGGACGGCCATCCAGGGAATGCACTCCACGTGGCTGTTCCTGCGTGTGGAGTTCACGGGGTCGCTGACCATCGGCAACGGCGAGTACACGGCTGGCTCCCTGTCCCTGTCGGACTTCGCTGAGTGGCCGAACGGGGAAGGCGAGCCGGACGCACTGACCGTCTATCCGATTGCCACGGGCGTCGCCGATGAGCGGGCGTTGTCGTTCCTCCCTTGGGATGTGTTCAAGCGTCGGTACCGTCGAGGCGAGCAGGCGAACAACACCCCGCACCACTGGTCGGTCAGTCCTACGAACGCGCTCTGCATCGGACCGGCGCCGGATGTCGCCTACACGATCACCGGCGAGCACATCCGGACACCCCAGATCCTGACGGAGGATGACGACGTCCCGATCTGCCCGGCGCAGTTCCACGACGGGATCGAAGCCTACGCGCTTGAGTACCTGGCCGAGCACGACGAACGGGGCGCGCCTGCGCTTCTGCCCGGTCGGCGTCGGTGGGATGGGATCCATCGCCAGATGGTCCGCACGCAACTGCCGCGCATCACCCGCCGGGGGGCGAAGATGGCATGAGGATGCAGCCCCTCCATTTCCCGCTGGTCGGCGGCCTGGATCTCGTCAACCCGGCGATCCGCACGCCGTCCGGCCACGCGATTGCCAGCCTGAACTATGTGCCGGTCGAACGCGGTTATGGGCGCGAGCGTGGCTTCGAGCGCTACGACGGCCAGCCCCGCCCGTCGCAGGCGTCGTACTACGTCCTGAACTTCGACGCCGGTACCGTCGCGATCGCCGAGGGGGACATCGTCACCGGGGCGACGAGCGGCGCAACAGGTAAGGCGCTGATCGCTGGCGTCGTGTCGTCGGGTTCCTATGGTGGCAGCGACGCCGCTGGCCACCTGGTGCTGACCAACGTGACTGGCACATTCCAGGACAATGAAAACCTGCAGGTGTCGAGCGTCACCCGTGCGATGGCCAACGGCACGGCATCGTGGCGGGGGGCGGACAACGACACGGAGGACACAACCTGGCTGCGGGACGCGATCGAGACCGCACGGGCGCTGATCGCTGCACCGACCGGCTCCGGGCCAACTCGGGGCGGCCTGATCCTGGACGGCGTCCTCTACGTGTTCCGCGACAATGCCGGGGGAACCGCGGGCCAGATCTTCAAGGCCACGTCATCCGGTTGGGCACTGCAGACGCTTGGAAGGTCGCTCGACTTCACCTCGGGCGGGGCCACGGAGATCCAGGAAGGCGACACGATCACCGGGGCGACGAGCGGTGCCACCGCGACTGTCGATCGCGTGGTGCTGCTCTCCGGGACCTGGGCGGCGGGCACCGCAGTCGGTCGCCTGATCGTCTCCTCGCAGTCCGGCACGTTCGTAGCAGAGAACCTTGATGTCGGTGCCTCGCTGAACCTCGCAACGATCGCCGGCAACTCCGCCCAGATCACACTGCCGGCCGGCGGCAACTACGAGGCTGTGATCGAGAATTTCTTCGGCGCGGCCAACCTGACCCGTGCCTACTTCGTCAACGGTGTCGGCACTGCCCAGGAATGGGACGGCCAGACCTTGGTCCCGATCATCACCGGGATGACCATGGACACGCCGAACCGGATCGAGGCGTTCAGCAACCACCTCTTCCTCACCTTCCCGGGCGGCAGCCTCCAGAACTCGTCGATCGGTGCGCCCTACATCTGGAACCCGGTCACCGGTGCCGACGAGATCGGACTGGGAACCGACTGCACCGGCCTCCTGGATGTGCTCGAAAGCGCGATGGTCGTCTTCGGCCGCACTCGCATCAGCGTCCTCTATGGCGACGACACCAACAACTTCGTGCTCAAGCGGTTCAGCAGCGAGTCCGGCGCCGAGCCCGGGAGCGTGCAACTGATCGGGACGCCGCTCTACGTCGACAACCGGGGCATCCGAAGCCTGTCCACGACCGAGCGCTACGGCAACTTCACCATGGGCTCGATCTCCCGACTGGTGGAACCGTGGATCCGCAAGAAGCGTCAGGCAGGCGTCACGGTGAAAGCCTCCCTGCGCTCTCGGGTAAGCAGCCATTATCGCCTGTTCTTCTCCGACGGGTCCGGCCTCTGCGTGTATTTCGGGCGGCGCCAGCCGGAGATCATGCCGTTCGATCTCGGCGTGGTCGTCGAATGGGCGATCTCCGGCGAGGACGCGACCGGCAACGAGGTCCTGTTCTTCGGCGACTCGAGCGGTATGGTCTATCAGTTGGACGTGGGCACGAGCTTCGACGGCCAGCCCGTGAACGCGTTCTGCCGCCTCGCGTTCAACCATCTCGGTTCCGTCGGCATCCAGAAGCGGCTGCACCGGGCCATGCTCGAGGTCGACTGCGCCGGGCCGACCACCCTGAAGCTGACGGCCGAGCTTTCATATGCGGACCAGGACAACCCGACGCCCGCACTGGTGTCGCTCGATGTGAGCGGCGGCGGCGGGTTCTGGAACGAATCCAACTACGGCGAGTTCTACTGGTCGGCCGCCGCGGAAGGCACGGCGGAAGCCTTCATTGATGGCCTCGGCGACAACGTGGGCCTCGCGATCATTCACTCCTCGACCTACGAGGAGCCGCACGTGCTGCACGGCGCGACCATCTTCGCGTCCCTGGGCCGGAGGGGGTAGCGATGAGCAACGACTACTTCACCGACGGGACCGACTACACCGCGCCGGAGGGCAACGTCCTCGCCCGCGCGACGGATGTGAAGAACCTCTCCCAGGCGGTCGACACCGGGTTCGACCGGCTGCCGGGGAAGGACGAGCTGCACCAGGACCGGGTGAACTACGCGGTTGATACCGGTGCCGCCAACGCGCTGGTGGTCACGCTCGCGACATCGCCGGCGTCGTATGTTGCCGGCCTCCGGATCTCGGCCAAGGTCGCGGCGACCAACACCGGGGCATCGACGGTCAACGCCAACGCCCTCGGCGCGGTCGCAATCAAGCGTTAGGACGGCGCGGACCTGGCCGCTGGAGATCTCCCGGCCGGTGCGGTTGTCGACCTCAGACATGACGGGACGAACTTCCAACTGGTCAGCCCACCGGGTGGCGATCTGGCAGCCGCGGCCGCTTCAGCCGCCGCGGCCCTGACCAGCGAGAACGCCGCAGCGACGTCGGCATCGGCAGCAGCGGCCAGCGCGGCGGCTGTATCCGGCGCGGGCATCGACACCACGAACACCTTCTTCTCCTATCAACTGCTGTTCGGGTGACCGGCCATGGCTGAACCTACTCTGAACCTTGCGACGCCGCTTCAGACGTACTCGACCATCGTGCCGATCACCACGGCTGCGACGGACGAAAACGTGCTGGCGAACAGGGCCAGCAGCGGCAAGAAAGTCCGGATCGACTATCTGGCGCTCAACAACGTCGATGGATCGGCCGCAGTGACGGCGCGGGTGCAGGTGCGAAGCGAAGACGGCACCGGCATGAACAGCAACACCGGGCGCAACGAGGCTCTGATCGGCGCCGATGTGGTTGCCGGCACCGTGATTGGCAACATGTGCCCCCTCGATATGTCGATTGCCGCCGCCGGCGGTCAGATCGTGATCGATGACCGCAACAAGTTCGTGCTGCACGAAGACCAGGCGCTGACGATTCAAGCAAGCGCGGCCAACGATCTCGACGTGGTGATGCACTGGACGGTGATCGGCTGATGACGCGCGGGATCGGAGCACAAACCAACGCCATTCCTCACCTGGGCGACCCGGCGATCGGATCAGACTCTGTTGAATGGGCCTGGACCGTGGAGTCCCTCCAGCTCCCCCGCTACCACCAGCTCTACGACTTCTCCGCCCAGATCTCCAGCAACTCGGCCAACGACCTGTGCTTCTCGCCCGAT